TGGCGACCAACAAGAAAACGCGCTACATCTTGTCTTGTTCCACCTATCGGTGTGCCATGATAATGAATCATTTTGCCACCATGTTGCCTTGTAAATCTCTGCTTAATTCATACACACCGTATAGCTTGCCATCTCTTAAAACAAACTCGCCAATGTTTGTTTTAATGATTTCATAATGATGTCTGTGTGTTGCTGCTATTGTAATAAAGCAAAGCAATGCGCCAATTGCAAATGAGCAAATAGCTACCCAAATTAAATCGTTTTTCATTTGTCTTTCTCCAAAAAGCGTTTTAAATAATCAGCCGCTTCTGCATATAATTTATTACCTTCTGGTGATGATACCGGCCATCCCATCGCCAAACCATATAAAACCTTTTTAAGTAGTAAAACCAGTTCTTGAATAACGACATCTTGTTCACGCTTTAAATCATCCTTGGCTTTTGCATAGCCCCGCTGATACATCTCGCGTGCCGTTTGTGCTGGCTCACGTTTTTGTGGTGCTAGGTAGAGCGGTGCATAATCTTTGTGGTTAGCATAATAACTATCGTCAGTAAGACCGCCATCTCCTTTTGTTGACATCCACGCCACAGGCTTTTGCTCATCTAGGTCTAGTTCAGCTTGTATGTCCCAATAAAGGTCATAGTGGGTTTCTTCTAATCCGCGCAATACATCTCGCATTTTTTTTAATAATTCTTTTTTTATGCTCATTCTACTACTCCCGTTGCGCTGTCATTGCAGACCGCCATAATCACCCGTGCAGGGCGTTTTGACATTTGGTAAGCACCAACAGCAAGATTCCATTCTTCTTTGGCGTTAGCGCATGATTGGCGCGTGTCATAAGGTATTGCCGTTGTTGTGTAGGTAATGCGTTCAACCTGTGTTGTTCTGCCGCGCTTGTCGATGTTTGTGTCTACTGTCAAAAATGACAGCGTTAGTGCTAGTGTTGCGCTCATGATTTGCCTCTTGCTTTCGCTTTTTTAGCTTCATAATATGCTTTTTGGCTCGCTTTTACTTTTTCAGGGTTAGCTTTATCCCATGCTCTAGAACTTGCTTTTACTTTTTCAGGGTTAGCTTTATCCCATGCTCTAGAACTTGCTTTTACTTTTTCAGGGTTAGCTTTATCCCATGCTCTAGAACTTGCTTTTACTTTTTCAGGGTTAGCTTTATCCCATGCTCTAGAACTTGCTTTTACTTTTTCAGGGTTAGCTTTATTCCATGCTTTATCAATTGCTTTTACTTTTTCAGGGTTAGCTTTGCGCCATGCTTTGTTAGAAGCATTCATTTTTTCTTTTTTAGCTTGATAGTATGCTTTATAGTATTCTTTATAGTATGCTTTTCGCTTATCTATATCTTTGATCATAAAACCGCCTTTAATTTTAATAATTCGCGTTTAATTGTGTAAAGCTCAGTTGTTGCTTTATTGCTTTTTGTCCAAAAATAAACAGCGGTTAAAATAAAAATAACATAAGCAATGCCTGTTTCGTCTAGCATCTTTAAAAATTCAATCATAAATCACCTTTTATTAAAAAAAGCCACTTGTCTTAGCGGCAGAGGTAGGAGTTGTTTGTTAAATCAGATCACGCAATTTGTAATCTGAGTGGAAATTATCAATGGTGGTAGCACCACGATAAATCTCAATAAAATTGTCGTCGATATGTTCTTCGACAATTTGAAGTAATCTTTGTGATGGCTTATTAACTGGATCACCATCTTCATCAAAGATGGCAATGTTTTCAATGTCAATTTCTCTTTCATCCTCAGCTTCGTGATGAAATGTAGCTTCTCTAAAGCTACCAGTAATTAACACTTTTACCTCAGCGGTCAATTCATAATTGTCATGCGTGACAATTTGGAAGGTTACTGTTTCGTGCATGTTATTCACCCGCAATAAATTTTATGTCATCGATTTGGCGTGGATTGCCAAATCTTTTATGTGCGTCCAACGCTTCTTCAAGCGTATCGCACACAACATCCCTACCATGTGTGTCTTCAGCAATAAACTTGCTGGATACAATTTTTTTAACTAAAGGCAAGTCTGTTGCAACTTGCTGTTGAACTCTCCACAACGCAGCAAGTGTGTCTTGCGCGTCATCTTTGAAAAACAAAGAAATTTCTTTGCCATCAATAACAGTCAAGTCATTGAACCCGACTTCCAGCCAAGCTCTGTCTGGGCAGTCTGTCACAACTGCTTCAATTGTGACTCCTTTTGATTGAAATGCGCCTGCAAAAAAGTCAGCGTTTTCAAACGCAACTTTTTTTATTTCTTTAATATTTAATTTCATAATTATTTACTCCTAAAATGCGCGGCTTGCACCGCGCTTGGTTGTTATTTATTTTGCTTTTAATGCTGCAATTTTTAACGCGCAGTTGTCTGTCAAACCTGCTAGGTGACAACCAATTCCACCCCATTGAACAAAACCAAATTGATCAACAGTTCCAATAATGCCGTCTAATTTAAATGCTTTCATAATCTTACTCCGGTTTAGTTATTTATTATTGTTTCGCCTTCTTGAAAGCGTGGTTATATATTAAACCCTATATTCTAAAAAGTAAACATATTTTTTTGCATTTTAAACAATAGAATCTAAAAAAGCCTGATAAGCCGCTTCATAACCCAGCGCAACGCAAACAAATGCGCCTGCATCATGTGCGGCTTTTAAATACTCAAGCTGCCCATCCTGCCATTTTGACTTGGTGTGATCTTGCCGCTTCAGCTCGCAAACAAACGATCTGCCCATTGGAATAATAATATCGGGCGCACCTTTCGTCATGCCTTCGCTTTTTTGCCGTGCTACTTGTTGCCAGTTGCGTTTTCCTTCGTTTCTGATATGTGTGGCAATCTTTCCATAAGTCGTCGGGTATTCGCGTCTTATACGCGCAAAAAAAGTTATTGCTTCAAGCGTTTCGCTTGGGCAGTCACCACGATACGACGTGTCACCATAAACTTTAAGCCACTGGGGGAATTTCATCGTTTCTAAATCTCATGTTGTAATTGTGAACCCTGTAAAAATCACCTTCTTTTTGATAAGTGACTGTTTCTGGCGGTTTTGTTCCATTTATCGTAACAGTCATAAAACTGTTGTAGTCGCGCGGGATTTTTGGCGTAAAAAACACGGTAAACGTTCGCCATGCGGTAGTAAATTCAACCCGCAAACATTCGTTGCCGGCTTTGCTAATGGTTGGCTTAACTTTCATATCAAGCACTTCATCGGTCTGTGATTGATACGGATCTGATTTTCGCTCGCGGTATTGCCTAACCAATTTTTCGTTAGGGTCAATCAGCTCCTCTTTGCACCCGCCACAATAACGCGCTGCAACGTCGTTTTCATGACCGCACTCGTGGCATGGCTTAAAGCTCCATTTGTAATTGCATAATTCAGACTGGCATGACCGGCTATGATGCGCAGGAAAAAAACCATGTTCAGTTACAATTCGGTTTCCTTGCAAATCTATAAAATAACCATTGTCATCAATGCCAAATCCAGCATCATTGTCACGAGGTTTAGTTTCGTTTAATAATCCACAATCAGGGCAACGCGCGATAAGATACTCACCATCAAACTCCAAACTGTTACTGGTTTTAATGTCTGGATTAAAAACATCACCATCGGGGCAATGTCGCTCGATGTTCTCCGCATAATCTAAGACTAAGCAATCTTGCTTTTCATCGCTTAGACGCAATCCACGCCCAATTATTTGCTGTAATAATGCGGCTGACTCGGTAGCGCGTAAAATTGCGACAACATCGCAGTGAGGTGCATCAAATCCAGTAGTTAAAACCGCCACATTTACTAAATATTTTAAAATCTGCGCTTTGAATTTAAGCAGGATTATTTCACGCTCTCGAGCTGGCGTTAAGCCTGTGACAATCGCAGATAATTCTGGCGGTAAAGATTCCATGATCTCGCCCGCGTGCTGAATCGTAGCCGCAAAAAATAACACGCCTTTGCGATCTCGTGACTGCTCGATAACATCCGCGACAATCTCAGCCGTTAACCTGCCTTTGCCGTGATACGCCTTGTCGATGTCATCTTTGCTAAAATTACCCATTGCATTAGTTTGCATGTTTAGCGTTTCATAATGCTTGCTATGAATTGCACCAACTACAGGCTGACACAAATAACCTTGCTGTATTAACTCACGCGCGGTGATTTTGTAAATCAATCTATCAAAATATGGGTTGCGTGTTTTGCTTTCATGCAATGCTACACCGCGCAAATCGTGTTTAAAAATGTAACCCGTTGACATGCGGTAAGGTGTAGCTGATAACCCAATAATGCGCAGACGTTCGTTAAAAACCTGCAATTGTTCAATAATATGAATGACGGTTGGCGTAATCTTGTGGCACTCGTCAATAATCACTGCGCAGAATTGACTGCCAAAACGTTCAAGCTGGTTTTTAATACTGACAGGCGTTCCGACTACCAATGGATTAGCAAGGCAGGTTTCACCAACGCTTGCACTAAACAAAGACACTGGATTTCCTGTTGCAATAATCTTATCGGCATTTTGCTCCAGCAATTCTTTGCTCGGCACAATACATAAAACGTGTTTGCCTTTGCTTACCTTGTTTAACGAGTTGGCTATCTCAGCCACAATAATTGATTTACCTGCACCTGTTGGCAATTCAAGAACGCATGGCGCGGTGTTCTTGCGAACCCACGCTATGCAGTCATCATGCGCCTGTTGTTGGTATGGGCGCATTTTCATTTGTTTGCTACTTGTTGTACTAATAAGTGTTTAACCGCTTCACGAAGTGCAGGTGTGATCGCGTCAATAATGTCAAACGTTTCAAGCGTGGTTTGTTCGATTAGATATTCATCGTCTATTTCTCCTTCATTTTTTGGCGCACTTGGCAAATACATCCAATAAATAACTTTATTGATAATTTCATCCGTTTCACTTGTAGGATTTAATAATAAAAAATCAATTTTTGATGACGTTCTTGAGAAAAAACACGTATGATAATTATTGTCGCAGTCAGCAACTAAAACGTTTGCATGATTTTTTGGATGACTTCTTTTATCAATTTTTTGAAATCTTTTCCATTTTAAAACTGTTCTTTCTGGCTCAGGCGTTAATTCCGTTTTTGGTTTTTCTAACGCTTTTTCAATAGCTAATTCTTTTTTTATAATAGAATCAATTAAATTAGAGCCATATTCTCTAAGACTTAATATTTCCACTATTTCTTTAGCATCATGCCCTTTTTCATAAAGAGCCATAATTGCTTTTTTTGTCTTTACGTTCATGACAACCTCCAATACTCACTCGCTGCACCCATGTAAGGCGTTAAATCTGCATTAGGTAGCAATTCTTTGACAGCCTTTGCATAACTTACTGCGCCTTTTTTGACTACCTTTGTTAATTTGTGCCCGTTGATCTCGCTGTCTTGTTCTTTGCAATCTCGAACAATATGCTCAAGCACGCCTTTTTTAATGGCTTCAAGTTCTGCGATCTGCGCAGATAACTCAAAATAATATTCCACGCGGTACGCTGTCGAGTTTGCGTTATTGGTGGCGCGTTTATCTTGCAAATATTTTTCTGGGTTATCGCGCTCAATCAAATACTCGGCATGAAAACTTTTTAAAATAGGCAGGTGTTTGTTTATCCATTCGCGATCATAATCAATGGTTTCTAATTGGTCGCCATTTGGACTCCATTGATAAAAATCACACGCTGCCATATGCGTTACAAATAGTTGCACCTGAATCTGCGCATAATAATGCGGCTGCTGCGCTAAGTTTTTAAACATTGGCGGGATTTTATCGCGTTGACCATACGGGCATTTAATCTCGATTAATTTATCAAAACCAGCAAATCCATCGGGGCTTGCTCCTAGCCAGTAATCGTGTGTGTAAAACCCGCATTTTTCTACATAAACACCTGTTTTTAGCTGGTAATCCATCTTTGCTAAATCTTCGTGAAACGTGCCATATTCTGTGGCTTGGTTGCCTTTAAATTCACGCTCTGCATTGTGATACTCACGCACCATATTGCGCATGACATCTTCACGTTTCATAAATGGGGATAATCCAAGTATTGCGCCAACGCTTGACGCGGTAATATGCCCAACACGTTGTGCAAACCATTCTGGTGTTCTTTGCTCTAACATTATTATTCACCTTTAGTTATTGCACGTCCATGTGCGTTTGTTTAGTTAATTATCAAAAAGGAACATCGAAATTATCATCAGCAATTTCTGGCGTTGCTTTAAGTGCTTGCACAGGTTCTTCAACACTGCGAGGTGATACTGCTGCAACCCAGTTGCCTGTTTTGTCGTTTATCTCCCAAACCATAACTTTAATTAACATGGGTTTATTCATTATTTGCAGTAACGTTACATTAGTTGGTGCTGCATTAAACTGTGCCAATACTCCTCCAGCGTTTTTATCAATAGCTGCAAGCATATTTAAAGCCTTGTCGCGTTTCTTTGTGTCTGCGTCAAATACGCGCACTTTTTGAAAAACTTTCCGATTTTTATAGGCGTCTGGTTTGTTTACTGTCCACGCCAAATTAATATATTCATCGCCTTGATATTCCGCAATGTTAGCTTCAGTAATCATGGCTAAGCAGGTCGTGTTTTCAGGTATCAACGCAATACCACCACCTGATTCAAATTTACCCGTTGTGTCTGTTGCGCTTTTACCTTCGCTTGTTTGCCAAAAACTCATAATTATTCTCCTAAAAATTTTAATAATGGATTGATTCCGTGTTGGATAAAAATATCGTCAGTTAATCCCATGCGGTTTTTGCTAACGCTTGACGCTTCACTTGTGCATTGAATAATCCGCTCACCCGTGCTTTTTGCTTTTGATTTCTTTTGTTCATCTTTCATCACAAAAGTTTCTAGGCGCATAAAACCTACAAAATCTGCATCATCAATGTAATGGCTTTGTGATTTCTTTTCCATTTTTAAGCCGTACTGTTGATAAGCATCACTGTCTGGCAAATCAATTGTGTTTAATTCTGCGTGGCTTAAAAAAACAATGTTCATGTCTTTTTTATCCACTAAAATCTGACACGCTTTGCGTACTCTGCCGTGCATAGATGATAATGCCTGATAGCCTGCGCCATAACCACCCATTGCAAGTGCTAAGGCTTTCGCGCTGGTGTTGCCTTTGGTTATTTCGTCAGTAAACAGACGATCTAATTTACTAATTGAATCAATCACCAATGTTTTGTACTGGTGATCTTCATTGATAAGAGTTAACAGTTGATTATAAATATCGTCGCTGCTTGTAAGCAATGGAAAGGCGTCAGGCATTGCATTTGAAGGAACAGAAGACAAACCATCTTCTGCTCTGATAAAAATTGGTGCGGGGAATGTGCTGGCTAGACTGGTTTTGCCAATACCAGCTCCACCATAAATGGTAAACAGGCGGTATTTGTTGACCGGTTTGCTAATGGTGTTTAAAAGGCTCATGCTACACCTCCAGCATAAACAGCAGATTGAAAATAAGAGCGTGCAACTTCATTTACTAAATAAGTGTTAGTAAATGATTGGAATTTTTTTGTTGCGTGTTGGGCATAAGCTAAAGATAATTCTGTGCGGGTGCTTTCGTCAGAATCAATAAAAGAATTAGTCATCTTGTCTTGGCTAATTGAATTTGCAACTGATTGTGCAAACATTAAAACATCGGCTGGGTGTACGCCCATTGATGTTGCCAAATTAATAACGTCTTGTGAGTATGTCATTGTGTTGCTCCGCATTGGGATTAAAAAAAATAATTTGTTACTACGGGTACTATATTACTAAAAATAGTTTATAATGTAAACATATTTTTTTAAATCTTAAAATACAACAAGGAAAGCACACAATGACACCAGATGAAATCAAAGAAAAATTACGCGTGATGAACATTAGCAAAGTAGCGGAAGAATCGGGCGTGTCGCGCAATATGCTGCATCGATTTTTGCACGATCAGTTTAAAAAAGAAAAAACACCTTATGAAAAAACCGTTGAACGCTTAGCGCAATATTTAGGAAAATTATGAATGATTTATTAAATGCAATACGCGCTTCAGGCATAAATCCGCCAACGCATATAAATCAGCACGGCATTACGCGTTTTGCCACTACAGGCAAAGAGAAATCTGGCTGGGTATCATTATTTATAGACGGCAAAGGCGCATGTTATGGTGACTGGAAATCGGGCGAGCAACACGTTTGGTTTGCTGATGGCTTTAGAAGTAGCGAAAACGATTACGAACGCGAACAAGCTATTGAGAAAGCCAAAGAAGAACGGGATTTTGCTTACAGCAACGCAGCGTTTAACGCTCAGGAGCTGTATGCAAAACTCCCACACGCTTTAGATCACGATTATTTGACGCGCAAAAATGTCAAATCACACGCAGCACTGCGCATTTATGACGGCAAACTCGTTATTCCTGTTTATGGCGTGGGTGGTGAAATCCAGTCGCTTCAATATATTGTCACAGACGGCACAAAACGATTTTACACGGGCGGTAAAATGCAGGGCGGTTACTTTACTATTGGTGAGCCGTCCGACATGGTAATCATTGCCGAAGGCTTTGCCACCGCCATGACAATCCACGAAGCCACAGCACAATGTGTTGTGGTTGCGTTTAACGCTGGGAATTTAAAGCCGGTGTGCGACATGGTGCGCAGTCAGTACAAAGGCAGGGTGATTATATGCGCGGATAACGATGCAAGCGGTGTAGGTATTGAAAAAGCCAATAAATGCGGGGTTGAAGTAATCTATTCGCCCATTGTTGGCGAGGATTTTAACGACATGGCAAAACGCGCAGGAATATTAGCGGTTGCGGATCTCATTATTGGCAAAAGGCAAAACCTGTTTGTATCAGTCCATGATTTGATGGCAAACACAACACGCGCTGATTGGGTAATTAAAAATCTACTTGAGCGCGGCTCAAACACGTTGCTTTTTGGTGAATCTGGGGCGTGTAAATCATTGATTGCGATGGACTGGGCGTTCTGTATTGGCAGAGGGATTCCATGGCACGGTCACAAAACCAAAAAAGGCACGGTGGTGGTTATTGCTGGGGAAGGGCATCGAGGGCTTGCAATGAGGATGCAAGCTCTCAAACAAAAATACAACATGAATCCTGACAATATTTATTTTAGCACAAAAAGCGTTAATTTGCTCGATACAGATGCGGTTATGCGTGTAGCCAGTATATTAGATGGCTTAGGGCTAGACGAGCCACCATGCGCCATTTTCATCGACACAATGCACAGAAATATGCACGGTGACGAGAATAGCAGCGAGGATATGGCGATATTCTTGGCTAACATGGAATTATTGGCTAAGAAATACAATGCAGCGATTGTGCCAGTTCATCACAGTGGTCATGGTGATAAAGGTCGGGCGCGTGGAAGCTCAGCCATTAAAGCAGGCATGGACGCAGAATTTTGCATGACAAAGAAATCAAAGATGGAAGTCACGCTGTCATGTACCAAATCAAAAGATTTTAGCGCAGGCAATAATATGGATTTTAGAATAAAAGTGGTTGATCTTGAGGGCGATTGTTTTTATGACGATGACGAAGGAAAACAGATTGAGGGTGTTTATTTAGAATATGTTGGCAGCCAAGAAATTGTAAAAGAATTAAAAAAGGGAACAACACAATGTTTTGAAGGTTTAAAAAACGCCATAAATGCCACCAAAAAGTTGGGAGGTGGGCGTACATTGGTGGGTGAAAACGAGATGGTTGTGTCGCTTGAAGAATGGCGTCCATTTGCTTATGAGTACATAACAGATAAAAATAATAGACGTTCTTTTGCTGACGGTGTAAAAGATTTATTAAATCAACAGCTTATAGGTAATGATGGTGTTTATTATTGGCTTAAATAAGCGTACGTACGCGTACATTTTATACATAATGTACATATGTACGCATGGGTACATTTAAGCGTACGTACGCGTACACCCCCCTTTAAAGGGGTGTACGCATGTACGGTGTACGGCAATTTAAAAATAAAATTACTATTTTTTACTTTTTAGAATATAATCTTTTTAACCAACCAACCCAGAAATCACTTTATGGCGATTTATCAATAACTGGGTTGGTTGGTGACAGATTGGAAAGACAAGCACTATGAAGTCATAACAGACTGGCTCTAAGGTGGTCGCGATCATTAACGTGATGACGCTAACGCTCTATGGTGTAAGTCCTCACCTGTTATGACTTGATAGTACGCGCATAGCGCACCGGTAATGGCCTGACGCTCAGAAATAGGAGACTTGGGATTGGCTGAAAGTACGCCAACGAATACTGAGATTACTATCAACCAAAACACGGCCACCACTCATTGCAGTTTATGGCGTGGTGGTTTTTTAACCATGAAGAATTAAACCCTAACGCGTGTCCTCTCGCACGAAAAAAAGACGGGAGCAGTTTTTACCGCAGCATTTTCTGATAATTTTGCAATGTGGGGTTATGGTTTAATTACTTGATGGTTAACTTAAACAGGAACAAGAATGAAAAATACACTGACAGATTTAAACAATCATTTATTTTCTCAAATGGAAAGATTGAGCGAAGAATCATTAAGCGTTGAACAACTGGCTTTTGAAGCAGAACGCTCAAAAAGTTTGACAATTATTGCGCGTACAATTGTCGATAATGCGCGTTTAGTCCTTGATGCACAGACACGCATTAATGACATCCCAGAACGCAAAGAGCTACCTGCTATTTTAAAATGAACAGCGGACGGTTTCAGAAAGGGTTTACGCCTTGGAACAAAGACGTTAAAAAATCAACTGGTGAATCAAAAACTCGATTCAAAAAAGGAAATGAAACATGGAACACTCGACCATTAGGTGATGAGCATGTTGATAATGATGGGTATATTCGTGTTAAAGTGGCTGAAACAGGAACAAAAAGAGAACGTTGGAAATTAAAGCATCGTTTGATTTATGAGCAGCATTATGGCGAAATATCGCCAAGCATAATTATTAGGTTTTATGATAATAATAAACAAAATTTTAATATTGAAAATTTATATGCGGTAACAAAAGGCGAAAACGCTGTTTTAAATCGTTTAAAATTTTCTAATGAACCACTTGAATTAAAACCGACAATATTGGCAATGGTTAGAATGTGCTTAAAAGCTAAAATACCTTATAGGATTTCCGCACAGTAGGGGGAAATATGGAAAAAAAAGCAGGAAATAGGGGCGTAGGACGTGTTAAAGGCGTACCTAACAAAGTTACCAAAGAATTAAAAGAGATGATTCTAGGGGCATTAGATGATGCAGGGGGGCAATCTTATTTAGCTCGGCAAGCTGACGAAAACCCAACGGCATTTTTAACGTTGGTTGGTAAAGTGTTGCCTATGACGGTTAACACTAATCTGCAAGATACAACGCCTATAAAAATTCACATTATTAAAGCCGAAGAAATGGAGCTTTAATGCCAGATATACCTTTAACGCTACCGCAAAGACAATTTGTGTTTTCAGAAGAACCTTATCCGGCTATTGTTGGTGGATTAGGTAGTGGGAAAACACGAGCAGGAACAATGCGGGCGGTGTTATTACTTCTTCAAAATAAAGGCGTAAACGTTGGTATATTTTTACCAACTTATGATTTATTACGGTTAAGAGCAATGCCCGGAGTTGAAGAAGATCTAGCAATGATGGGTTTGAAATTCCATGTCAATAAATCAGAATTTAAAATTGATGTCGCTGGCTATGGTTTTATTATTTTTCGTAGTTATGATAATCCATCTAAAATTGTATCTTTTGAAGTAGCACACTCAATAGTTGATGAAATTGATACATTGCCAATGGACAAAGCTGCTTTAGTATGGCGAAAAATCACAGAAAGAACACGGCAAAAGTTTGACGGTAAAAATACTATTGGCGTAGTGACAACGCCTGATAACGGAATAAATGGGTTTGTTTATCATAAATGGGTAAAGCTACAGCAAAAAGGCTATGTTTTATACAAGGCAAGCACCTATAGCAACCCTTTTTTACCTAAAGATTATGCAGAGCAAATTTTAGCTAACTACGACCCAATATTAGCCGAACTTTATTTGCTTGGTGATTTTGTATCACTAAATAAAAACAAGGTTTATCATTTCTTTGATCGTAAGCGACACCACACACAGCGAGAACTAAATGAACGCGATACATTCATTCATGTTTCAATTGATTTCAATATTGGTGGTTGTTGTGCTGTTACTTTTGTCATTGATAATAATATTCCTATCGCTGTTGACGAGTTTGTTTCACACGATACGCAAGACTTTATTAATAATTTAACGCGTTATGGTGATAGAAAAATAATCGTTTATCCTGACGCAAGCGGCAAAGCAGGAAAGACAAATTCAAGCCAATCTGATATTGGCATGATTAGACAAGCAGGTTATCAACTGCAATATAATCCAGCTAATCCAGCAGTACGGGATAGAATTAACGCTTATAATGGATTGCTTTCACACCATAAGTTATTTATTAACACAGATAAATGCCCAAACTTAACCAATGCTCTCGAAACTCAAGGCTATGATGATAAATTAGAGCCAGAAAAGTTTACAGCTCACCCAGCCATTGATGATTGGGTTGATAGCAGTGGATATTTTATTGCGTTCAAATATCCGGTACTGCACAATAGGCCTAATTTAGCTACAATTACAGGAATTTAAAAATGGCAGTCGATACAAAACACAGCGAGTATCACGAATATTATGAGCAGTGGGAACGATGCGAAGATGCGTCAGAAGGTCAAGACGAGATTCACAAAGAAGGTATTAAATACCTTCCACGCCTAAGCGGTCAAAATGACGCTGAATATTATGCTTACAAACAACGCGCGTTATATTACAACGCCACAGCAAGAACGATTAACGGCTTAACGGGAATGATATTTCTAAAACCCGAAGTCATCACAGCACCTGCAGCAATGGATAATATTATTGCAGACGTGACAATGGGCGGGTTATCGTTGCATCAATTTGCTGAAATGGTAGCAGAAGAAGTTATTACTATCGGACGTTGTGCCGTGCTTGTCGATTTTCCACCTATTATAAACGCGGTAACACTTGCACAAGCACAGGCACAAGGCGCAAGACCTTACGCGACCATGTACAATGCAGAATCAATTATAAACTGGAAAACGGGGCGCATTAACAACGTTGAACAGTTAACACTTGTTGTGCTTGAAGAAGAAAACGAGATCGCAGTTGATGAGTTTGAGTCTAAGTGCGAACCACAATGGCGTGTTTTAGATTTAGGTGATGGTGGAATTTATCGTCAACGTGTTTTCCGCAAAGACAAACGCGGTGAGTTTATTTTAGTGGATGAAATTTACCCACAAATTAATGGCAAAGCGTTAAACAAAATACCGTTTGAGTTTTTTGGCGTGCGTGACAATTCACCCTGCGTGGATAAACCGCCATTGCTTGATCTTGTTGACGTGAATTTATCGCATTACAGAACCACAGCCGATTATGAACATGGTTTGCACTTCACTGGACTACCAACACCTGTAGTCACTGGTTATTATCCAGACGATAAAAGTCCGTCACTTCGAATTGGTAGCGGCACAGCATGGTTATTGCCAGAAGCACAATCAAAAGCCTTTTATCTTGAATTTACTGGTCAAGGCTTAGGTGAATTGCGTGAAGCGTTGCGCTCAAAAGAGGCAATGATGGCAACACTTGGGGCGCGTATTTTAGCACCAGAAAAACGCGCAGCAGAATCAGCGCAAACGGCTAATATTCACAGATCAAGCGAGAACAGTGTACTGGCTTCAATTTCACAATCAATTAGCATTGGATTAACGCACGTCATGGAATATTTGCGCGATTGGTCAGGCGTAACTGGTGATGTTAAAGTTGAGCTAAACCGTGATTTTATTCCAAACTCAATGACAGCTCAGGACTTGGATAGTTTGGTTAAAAGTTGGCAAAGTGGGGCTATTTCACATCAAACTTTATTCGACAACCTTGTTGCTGGTGACATTATCACGCAAGACATATCGTTTGACGATGAGATGGAACGCATTGCAGTTATGCCTGCAACTGGTGGGATGTTGTAATGGAAGAATCAGCTAACACGCAACTACGCGATAAAACAATTGCACATGAAATTTATTTGCAAAGAATGTATGGGGGAACAACTAAAGACATAATGAAACTTCTTAAAGAAGTAGAAAAGGATTTAGTTGCAAAGTTGCGTGTTATGGATATGAATAGCGAATGGAGCATTGCGCGTATTGATGCACAGCTTCAATCGGTTCGCGCTATTATGAGTGAAGGCTATTCCCTTATTGGCAAAGAGCTAACGCAACAAATGAAAGACGCAGCAGAATATGAGCAAGAATGGCAAATCAAAGCCATTGATGATTCAACGCCTGTTGTGCTTGATATGGTAGCAGTTGCGCCCGTGACGTTATTTGCTGCGATTGAATCAAAACCATTGCAGGGAAAACTGATTAAAGAATGGATTGATAAATTAGATCAAGATAGTTACACGCGCATACAGGACGCTGTGCGTATCGGTTTAGTTGAAGGGCAATCTTATAGTGACGTGGTTAAGCGTATCACCGGCACGAAAGCACTGCAATATACCGATGGCATTAACTCACTTAACGCACGTCAAACGCAGGCGTTAGTATCAACTGCAATGTCACACGCAACTAATGTAGCAAGCGAAGAATTTTATAAAGCCAATGACGATTTAATAAAAGGCTGGCAATTTTTAGCTACGCTGGATTTTAAAACAACAACTTTGTGCAAATCATATGATGGTCAAAAGTTTGATTTAGGTAAAGGTCCATATCCACCTGTCCACGTTAGATGCAGATCAAGCACTGTGCCTGTTTTAAAATCATGGAAAGAAATGGGAATGAAAGACCCGCCAGCAGGAACAAGGTCATCACTTGATGGGCAAATTAGCGAAACAATCAATTATGATGAATGGTTGCGTAAACAATCACATGAAAAGCAAGATGAAGCACTAGGAAAAGGAAAAGCTGAAATATTTAGATCGGGCGTAAAGCTGGAACGATTTGTTGAAAATGGGAAAGAATTAACACTTGAACAATTGAAAAAAATTGAAAAGTAAACCAGTAGTCAAGTAATCCTTGACAGTTGAACATTTATAAATCAATTAGTTAGTTAAAATATTTTCAAGGTGTTTATTTTTTTTAATTGATGTTTATTATCTTATGCTGTATAAATGCGACAAACACTCGCCATGTGTTTACTCTCGTGTCGTTGGTGTTACACCTTTCATCAACGGCACACCCTAATTTGTAAGGAAATATTTATGTCATTTTTTGATAATATTGTTCATAAGGTTTCAGACGGTGCTAAAAAAGCAGTCGATGAAGCAACAAGTGCAGTTGATGATATTTCACACGGTGACATTATCGGTGCGGCAGAACACGTTGAAAATATCCGTGAAATCCCACAAGATACAGCGATTGAAATTATTAAAGACGCAATTTAGATTTTATTAACCGATGGCAGAGCCGTCAACCACAACCCAGAGGGTTATATGTCAGAAGAATTAAGTATTGCAGAGCAAATTAAAGCCGCAGTTGATGAAGCAACAAGCGGACTTGCAAAGAAAAACGGTGAACTTTTAGCAGAGCTGAAAGAGGCACGAAAAGGAAAGCAAATAGATCCAGCGGAATTGGATAAACTACAAAATAAAATTGATGAGTTAGAAAACAATCTAACGGCATCACAAAAAACAATCAAAGATCAGCAAAAAGCATTTGAGCAAACTAAAGCCGCCTTAGATTCAGAAAGTGGGTTTACATCTAAATTGCTTTTAGACAATGGCTTAACTGATGCACTTGTAAAGGCTGGTGTTGCTACACCATTTTTACCTGCGGTCAAAGCTATGTTATCATCACAGGCGAAAATCGCTATTGATGGCGACACACGCAAAGCAGTTATAGGCGACAAAGATTTAAGCGCGTTCGTAACAGAATGGGCGACCAGTGATGACGGCAAACATTATATTGCAGCACCACAAAATAATGGTGGTGGCGCAAATGGTGGAAGTGGTAGCACTGGACAACAAGTTGTAAGCCGTTCAACGTTTGACAATATGTCACACCCAGAGCGGGCAAGTTTTGCAAAAAGTGGCGGCAAAGTTACAGAGTCTTAATTCCTGTTTTCGATTGCCGTCTAATATTTATTTTTATTTTAGAAGGCAATCAAGATGGCAAATGTATTAAATTCGTTAGCAGCAGACATTTACAAAGCGGCAGATGTAGTCGGTCGTGAATTAGTTGGTTTTATCCCTTCATCTACCATCAATGGTGATGCAACAATCCGCGCTGCAAAAGGCGACACAATCCGTGCGGCATTCACTCGCACACCAAGCGTTAACACTTCGTTTGCGCCTTCAATGACAATTCCCGAAGGTACAGATCAAACTGTTGATAACAAAACCATGACGCTTGACTCTTACGCTTCGGTTCAAATTCCTTGGACGGGTGAAGATATTAAGCACGTCAATAATGGTGCAGGCTATGAAACCATTTATGGCGATCAAATTGCCCAAGCAATCCGCGCATTGTGCAACAAAATCGAGCAAGATTTATTCTCGGCTGCTTACAAAGGCGCATCACGCGCTGTTGGTTCAGCAGGCACTACACCATTTGCGTCTAACTTCGACACTATTGCGCAAGTGCGTCAAATCCTAGTTGATAACGGCTGTCCTACTGATAATCAAATTTCATTGATTATGAACACAGCGGCTGGCGTTAAATTGCGCAACCTTGCAGCACTTCAACAAGTTAACACTTCAGGAAATGAAGCGTTACTCCGCCAAGGTACTTTGCTTGATTTGCAAGGCATCATGATTAAAGAATCGGCTGGTATTACTACGCACACAAAAGGCGGTGGTACTTCTTACGTTACTTCTGGCTCAACTGCTGTTGGTGTTACTGACATTGCATTGGTAACAGGTAGCGGCACAGTATTGGCTGGTGACGTTGTAACATTTGCAGCGGATACCGTTAACAAATATGTTGTTGGCACTGGCGTTGCAGCTGCTGGTACTATTTCATTAAATGCACCAGGCGCACAAAAAGTCATTGCTACAGCTAACGCTTTAACAGTTGGCGACTCTTACACACCAAGCGTTGCGTTTCATAAATCAGCAGTTGAGTTAGGTATGCGCCCTCCTGCAATGCCTAATGGTGGCGATTCTGCTGTTGATGTGATGACAGTACAAGACCCAACAAGCGGTTTAGTATTTGAAATTGCAGTTTATAAAGGTTATATGAAAACTATGCTTGAAGTACGTTGTTTGTATGGCGTAAAAGTATGGAAACCAAACCACGTTGCTACGTTGCTAGGTTAATTTTTCTAGGGGGTTCGCGTTCGTTCCTGTTCGCGTTCCCCCGCCTTTATTTATGTTAAGGATTAGGTTATGGCGTTATTTTTAGAAGATGTTAGGCAGGGTGACGATTATGCCGTTGAGTTAATTGTTAAAGACGCTGCCGGCAATGCTCAAAATATAACAGGATATAAATTCTGGTTAACGTTTATGTCATCGCTTGATTTAACATACGAACAAGCTGAATTAAAATACATTAAAGAAGCTGGCGATGATGAAAATGACGATGTAGCAAATGGAATATGTTATATTTATATACCAGCATCAACTACTCAAAATATTCCACTTGGCTCATATTATTATGCTTTGCAGCAAAAAGCTGGCGTTACAGGTGGCGTTGGGACTATATTGCCGTCAATTGAATCATACAAAGATAAAATTAAAGTATTAGCTGGCATTAAGAGACCTGCAACATGAGCATAACAATTACATTAGAAAATAATATAATTGAAGTTAATCCAGTAACACGAAATATTGTTCAAGCGTTACCGGCTGGATTAAAAAGTAATGATGGAGATTATTTTAATACTGCAAATTTGTTTTCAGAATTAAATAATTCAACAAAAAAAACACAGGCTCGACAAAATTTAGAGCTGCAATATATTGACTGCGGAGAATTTAACTAATGCCAAGAATACAGATAAAACGTGGATTAAAAGCTAACTTACCAACAAGCTCAATGCTTGCCGGTGAACAACACTTCTCAACAGATAGAGGAACGCTTCATATTGCAACAGCGGCAACAACATCAATGCCCGTTGTTCCACCTATTGACGATCTTACTACATTAGCAAGTGTTGACGGAACATCAGATTTATTATTGATTCATGACGCAAGCGCAACAGGCGTAAAAGAAAAAAAGATTACTTTTGACGCATTTAAAACCGCGTTAAATATTCCAACTGGTTCAGGCGATGAAAAAGTTGCTGTCGTTTCTGGCGGTACTGCCGGTTATATTTTTGGAACAGATGGTACTGATGGTGTAATAAGATTAAACACATCATTATCATGGACAAAAGATTCAGGTAACGGATTTGTTACTATTGCAGTCAATACGGTTGATTGTGGTACGTTCTAATGCCAAAAATTTTAAATAAACGAGGCACACGAACAGAAATAGATTCAGCAGCAACAGCTAATGGATTAAATGCTGGTGAAGTTTATTTAATTACTGATGAAGATAGAATTGCAATTGGAACATCAACAAACACCTATGAATCTTATGCAAAAGAAAGTGAAACAGGTGGTGGAACTGGTGGGACAACAATTTTAATAGATATTTCCATTGTTGATGGAGAATTGATTGCTGATTATTTAGCTCAATTATCCCCAGCAATTGTTGATGGCGAATTTATAGTGACTATTTTATGACACAGGTTAATTTAGGCAGAATTGTTGTTGTTCCAAAAGGAAATTGGACGGCTGGAACATATAAAGCATTGGATTTGGTTAGATATAACGGCTCAAGTTATATTGCAAAATCTACTACTACAGCAACGCCAACAAATACAACATATTGGGATTTAATTAATTCAGACGGTGCTACTGGAGCAACAGGCGCAACAGGTGCAACAGGAGCTACTGGAGCAGCAGGTACAAATGGAACAAATGGCACAAACGGGACAAACGGAGCAGGTGTTACTCCGCAAACTATTGGTTTTACGGCTTCTGGTGGCACAACATCAAAAACATTAACTGTTGCAGAAGATGTTAATACAGTAGATTTAGCACGAAAAGTTGGTGATGATTCTGCTTTAACTCGTCAAATGTTTCAGGATACTGGGTGGAAATATTTTAGTAGTGGCACAACAGCATCGTTAAATTACACTAATGGTTCACAGCAACGCTGGACACCAACATCATCAAGCAACCCTACACTTTCAATTACAAACTGGCCACCATCAGGTAACTTAGGTGAGCTTTTAATTGAAGGAGTTAATCTAGGCGCGGCTGGTACAATCACATGGCCTACCATTAACTGGATTACCTCTACGGGTGCAACAACAACGACATTTTCTTCTAACGGTGTGACACTGCAAACCTCCGGTACAGATTGGTGCTTACTTTGGACTCGCGATGCGGGTACAACCATCTACGGGAAGTTTGTGCGATGACTATGTTATCTAGGTTTGCAACGCTTGGAGGGGCTGCTACCGACCCTTATTGGAATAATGTGTCTTATTTACTTGTTGGTAATGGCGCGAATGGAACAACGACTAATATTAAAGATTCATCTAGTAATAATTTAGCTACTACTATCAATGGAAACACGGTAATTAGTACAGCGCAAAGTAAATACGGTAGTGGGTCTGTTTATTTTGATGGTATCGGAGATTATTTATCTTATTCTGCAAATACGGTCTTAGACTTTGGCACAGGCAATTTTACGATTGAAGGATGGGTGTATCCTACATCAAATAATTTAGATTGGTTTTTTATATCATCTATTGGAGGAGGAGGTCTTTTTTTCGGGTCAACTGTTGTAGCTGGAGCTACAGGTATCGGAATTGGAAGAAATGCAGTTGCTTGGGACTTTACATCTGGAGTTTTTTTAGCAACTAATAAATTTTCTTATTTGGTAGTGTCAAGAAGTGGAAATACTTTTAGATTTTATGTAGATGGTGCATCTATAGGAACGACTACACTATCTTCATCTTATAATTTATCAACTGGGGGAATGTCTGTAGGAAGTCAAGGGGCTTCATATTATCTTACTGGGTACATATATGATTTAAGAGTAACGAAAGGCATTGCTAGATATACAGGCTCAACTATGACCGTCCCAACCGGACCGCTACCAACAACAGGACCATAAAATTATGAAAATAGCCATAATTGAAAATAACCAAATCCTATCTCATGGTGAGCATACAGGGGTGTTTCCTAACGTATCGTTTCCACCAGAAGGTCTTAATTTAATGTGGGCGCAAGAGCGCAATGCGTATCAGATACAGTCTGACAAAGCACATTCACAATCAGAAAAGCTAACATCAGTTGAGCCGTATATTGAGAATGGTGTAGTGTTTGACGTGATTGTGGAAGCTAAAACACAAGATGAGCTAGACGCTGAGAAAACACAAAAAGCCAATGAAGTACGCTATAGACGCAACGCTCTACTCACGCAGTCAGATTGGACACAATTAGCCGATGCACCAGTTGATAATTTAGCGTGGGCAGTTTATAGACAATCACTGCGTGACATTACCTTGCAAGCAGGGTTTCCTTTTGACGTTATTTTTCCGGTGATTCCATGACAATTATTGTTGAAGATGGAACAGGACTGGCAAATGCTGAAAGCTATGTTTCAGTATCTGATGCAAATGCTTATCATACAAAACAAGGCAATGATGCGTGGACTGATATTGATACGTCAGTAAAAGAACAACTGCTGCGCAAGGCCACAGACTATATGGTGGCACAATATCGTTTACAATATGCGGGTTATCGCAGATACTCGACACAGTCGCTTGATTGGCCGCGTTTATACGTTCCATTGATTGATTCATTATCGGCAAATGTTTTTCCGCAATATGTGGATTTTGACATTGTGCCAACCACTGTAAAAAATGCGTGTGCTGAATTAGCATTAAAATCTTACACAGCCATTTTAATGCAGGATTTAACACAAGGCGTTATTCGTGAAAAAGTAGACGTTATTGAGGTGGAATATGACAAATACTCACCACAGCAAACACGCTATGCTCAAATTGATGCAATGTTATCCGTGTTTTTTAAACAACAAGGCAATGATATGTCGAGATCGTTGGTGAGAACATGACACTTGATGCTCGCGCTCGATCTACAGCAGATAAATTGCTCGATAAGTTTGGCAAATCAATCACGCTAACGTCTATTGTTGAGGGCACTTATGACCCAACAACGGGTGAATTATCTGGCGGAACAACAACATCAACCAATCACACTGCCGTTATCAAAGACTATAACGGAATTGATTTTATTAGTGGCGTAGTTCAAGCAGGCGACAGAAAGGTAATGATCGCGGCATTAGGTGCACCAACGCCACAACCAGCAGACAAAGTAACGGTTGATAGTGAGGTTTATCAAGTGGTGGCGGTTAGGCATATATGGTCGGGAGAATTACCCGCGCTTTATGAAATGCAGGTTAGAAAATGACGGGGTCAATGTCGCAAATTGTGGCGCGTGTTAATGGTCGCATTGATGACCAAATAAGAATGGCAACGCTTGGTGTATTTATTGGAATTAGAAAAGATACACCAGTTGATACTGGACGGGCTCGCAATAATTGGCAATGCACAATCGGTGCGCCTTTTGCTGGTGAAGATGCAAGCGGTTCGGATGAGAAAATACAAAGAACTATTCCACGCAGAGCTGGAAGTGTTGTGTATTTAACCAATAACGTGCAATACATTCAGCCATTAGAATATGGACACAGCACAAAATCACCCAATGGCATGGTTAGAGTAAACGTTGCACGTTTTGAGGGGTTATTAAATGGCACTAGTTGAGATCCGTACCGCATTAGAAACAAAACTCAATGCACTAACGCCTACACTTGCGACAGCGTGGGAAAACGTACCGTTTACGCCCGTCGTTGGTACAGCATATCAGCAAGTTAATTTAATGATTGCAGATACATTGAACCCAACATTAGGCGGCAATCATTATCGCGTAAAAGGATTTATGCAGGTGCTATTGTGTTATCCGGCTAACGTAGGCGCAAAAACAGCAGCAACCCGCGTTGATTTACTGGTTAATCATTTTAAACGCGGTACAAGTTTAACAAACGGCAGTGTAACTGTTATTATTGACAAGACACCATCAATTGCACCGGCATTGATTGACGGGGTGCTTTATAAAATTCCGGTATCAATTTACTTTTCAGCAGATATTTATCCATAAGAGGTTACAAAATGACAATTGCACAAGGCGTTAAAAAAGTCGTATCTTACAAAAAACAAACAGGCTTAGGCGTAGCAGCTTCAGGCAGTGGCGGTCAAGAATTAAGACGTGTCACAAGCACAATCAACTTGACTAAAGAGACATTTCAATCAAACGAAATTCGCCCAGATCAACAAGTTGCTGATTTCCGTCATGGTTCAAGACAATCAACGGGTACATTAAGCGGTGAATTATCAGCGGGAACATATAAAGACTTTCTGCAATCCGTATTGCGTAAAGACTTTGTTGCGATTTCATCGTTAACCGCAGCGGCTGTAACTATTGTTGCATCAACTGGCGTGATTACATTCCAAACAGGCAACCCGTTAACTGGTGGTATTAAAATTGGTAACGTGGTTCGCATTACAGCAGGCAGCGTTAACGCGGCTAATTTAAATAAAAACTTATTGGTGACTGCTGTAACAGCAACCACATTAACAGTTAAAACGTTAAACGGTAGTGCGCTTGCAGATAATGCAACATCGGTTACTGGTGTAACTGTTGCTATTCCCGGCAAATATACTTATGTGCCAGAAACAAGCCAAACAAAGGATTATTACACTATTGAACATTGGTTTTCAGACGTTGCGCAGTCAGAGGTTTATACTGACATTATGCAAACCAACGCACAGGTTAAAATCCCTGCAAACGGTATGGCAACCATTGATTTTCCATTAGTCGGCTTAAATGTAACCACTGGCACATCACAAGTTTTAACTTCGCCAACTGCGATCACTACTGGTGGCGTAACTGCTGGTGTAAATGGCTTGTTACTTGTTGCAGGCACACCAGTTGCCATTGTTACGTCAATTGATTTTGACATTAACGGCAATATTGCAGTAGCTGACGCGGTAGTGGGTTCATTAACACGCCCAGACGTATTTCAAGGCGTTGTAGGCGCAACAGGTACATTTAGTGCTTATTTTACCGATGCAACATTCCGCGATTATTTTATCAATGAAACCGAAGTGTCTATCATTGTGGCATTAACAACAGATAGCACTGCAACGGCTGATTTTGTATCGTTTACCATGTCGCGCGTTAAAATTGGCGGTGCTGATGTAACCGATGGCGCGTCTGGATTAACTCGCACATTCCCATTCACTGCGCTTAAAAATACAGCGGGTGGTAGTGCAGTGGCTAATTTAGCGACAACAATCATGGTTCAAGATTCACTCGCTTAAAAATAGTGCTACAATTACCCACGCTTGCAATCATGCGGGCGTGGGTATTTTTTTATAAATCAACAGGAACATACGAACATGAGCAAAAAAACAGGTTTATCATTTGATGATTTAGATTTAGTTAGCGCGTCAGAAAACGCTTATGAGTTTGAATATTTAAGAGCTGACGGTGGCGATACAGGCGTATTTATTACAGTGCTTGGTTCACAATCACCAAAAGTACAAGATTGGGTACGCAAAACGTTAAACCGTAGAAAATCACAAGATCAGTTAGCGGCTAAACGCGGAAAAGAAATTGAGCGCACAATCGAAGATGATGAACAATTTGGCATTGACGCAGCAGCAATTCGTGTTGTCGGATGGCGTGGAATTACAAACTTTGAATATTCACCAGAGAACGCCACAAAATTAATGGAACGCAACAGCGAAATCCGTGAACAAGTATTTGAGGCAAGCAATAACTTGGGAAACTTCACCAAAGCCTAATCAATGACATTGTCGAGTTTGGCACACGAGAATTTGAGCTAAGCAAAACAAACGACAATGGCAGTAGTTTACGCGATGAAGCTCAAGCGATTATTGCAATGGGGCATGAGATACCTGATGATTATAAATCATTGTCTATGCCAGAAAATTACGCCTACTGCTGGGCGTGGTTTGGCGAATTAAGTCGAACACGTTCAAGCAATGGGTTTGGTCAAAATCCAATTAGTTACGTGGAAATTGACGCATGGTCAAGATTGACCAATATAGAATTAACGCCATTAGAAGTAAGTGCTATTATGCGTCTTGATAGTGCTTATTTAAATATTCAAGCAGAGCAAATTGCAAAACGGAGCAAAACAAAATGACCACCGATACCTATTCTATTCAAGTTGCAGTTGATTCGACCAGTGCAGTAACAGCCACGCGCAATTTAACGGCAATGGAACAAGCCACTGGACGCAGTGAACGTGCGTTGAGTAGTTTAGGTAGCGTTGCAAAAATAGCAGGCAGCGCATTGGCTGGTATTAGCATTGCTTCACTTGCTAGAGATATTTTAAAAATAAATATTGAATTTGAAAATATGCGGGCGCAATTGCTATCTGTTACAGGAGGCTCAGTAATGGCTGCTAAAGCAATGGCAGATATTCAAAAGATTTCACGCGAAACACCACAATCACTTCAAGAAATTACAAAGTCTTACATGATGCTAAAGAATTTTGGTATTGAACCAACAATTCAAGTTATGAGAGATTTAACAAATATTACGTCTAAGGTTGGTGGCGATTCAGATACGTTGTCTGGGATTATTCGCCAATTAGGTCAAGCTTATGCAAAAAACAAACTTCAAGCAGAAGATGCAAATTCAATTATTGAGCGCGGGATTCCTATTTATTCGTTACTTTCACAAGTAACTGGAAAAACAACATCAGAAGTTTTAAAAATGATGGAGGCGGGGAAAATAACACGACCAGTTATTGAAGATTTAATACATGCGATGGGTAGTAGCGCGGTAGACGCAAGCGCAAACAAAATGCAAACGCTAGGCGGCAAAGTAGATATGCTTGGTGAGGCTTGGCATAATTTTGAGGACGTTTTGCTTAACGATAAAGCCAGTGGAATATTGGGAAATATTGTTTCTGGCATGATTAAATCAATAGATTATTTAACAGAACGTTTTGGAACAAGTGTCGGAAAGCAAATTGCAGATTTAGAAGTTAGTGTTGCAGCGGCTAAGAAAAACATACCAGAAAATAAAAATAGTGCGTCTTATGCAGCAGCTAATGAATCTTATATGCAGCAGCAAATTATGCTTGACCAATTAAAAAGACAAAAACAACTTGCTGATGCTGAAGCGTCAACCACAACAGAAAAAATTAAAAATGATAAAAATATTCAAAAATCACAAGACGAAACCATACGTTTAAGAGATTTAGAAATTAAAAGAGTTAAAGAATTTGGAACAGCCACGCAGCAAGAAAACCAAGCATTAAAAGAAGCTAAAGATACTTATGGTGAAGTTACTGCATCAATGAAAGAGCAGATTCATCAAAAATACTTTCATAAAGATATAACCGCAGCACAAACAAAATTAACTAAAGAAGAATCAGCGGCTAAAAAAGAAGCAGCAAAAGCCACTAAAGATTTAGCAGAGGCAGAGCGTTATTTTAATGAACAGCTTAATGCACAGGTAGCGTCAGCGGAAAACGCAGGCAAACTATTTGCAGCGCAACAACAAACCAAGATTGCAGCACTTGAAGCAGAGCGCGTATCTATATCAGATAAAGCGGCTATTGAGTATGAATCAGCAAAAACTTATGAAGAAAAATCACGCGTATTAAATGAATCACAATCTGCGACCAATTTATTATTGTCTAAAGAAAAAGAAATCCGCGATTCATTAACTAATCAAAGTGCTGAAACGATTGACGCTAAAATTGCAGCGGCTCAGGCAGAATTAGATAACGCGGGAAAATACAATTTAACGCTGGCTGAACAATTACGCTTAAAAACTGAAATTGCAGGATTGCAAACAGATAAAGCAGTATTAGCAGAAACATCAACGCAATCTGATATTAAAGCAAAATCTGACGCTGAACAAAAATACAATGATGATAAGTTAGCATCGATTAAAGCCATTAGTGATGCTCAGACAGCCGCTAACACAGCGGCAAGCGCACAAATGGATATATTGACAGCTAACTTTGAAACAGCAAAAGAAGCCGCTACAGGGCTTGCTGATGCGTTTGGAAGTGTTGGAGGTGCAGTGGGTGGCTTAGGTGTTGCGCTTGCATCTTATGAAAAATCACAAGCGGCCATTACGGATGGATTACAAAATCAATTATTTGAGATTCAAAAGTTAAATGACGGTAAAGGCGATCAAGCTAAAGCCGATAAAGCCATTGCAACAGCAAGTCAAAAACAATCACAACTGCAAGTTAAATCATACGGTGATATGGCGGCAGCGGCTCAAGGTTTCTTCAAAAAAGGCACAACTGGCTATCAAGTATTAGGAGCAGCAACTAAAGTTTTCCGCGCGTTTGAGATGGTTCAATCTGCTATGTCAATGTCAAAACAAATTGCAGACATGGGAAAAACTGTTGCCATGTATTTATTTGGCGAAACCGCAAAAACAACTGCAAAAGTAACCAGTTCAACAATTGGAATTACAGCAGATACAGCAGGGGCGGGTGCGTCAGCAACTAAAGCTGTTGCCGATGCGTCACAAGGTGACCCATATACAGGATTAGCGCGCGGTGCAATGATGCTTGCATTCATGGTCGCTATTGGTGCAATGGCTGGTGGTAGCGGAAATTCGGCAGCCGCCACAATGACAGGCGCGGATTACATTACAAAAGAAACAGATAAATATAAATCGTCACAAGGTGGAACAGTATTAGGCAGTGATGAAATGTCTAATTCAATTCTTGATGCGCTTGATACAATTAGTTCAAATTCTAGTGCGGATTTAGATTACACAAAAGGCATGGCTAGAAGTCTTGAGGTTTTATCTTATTCAATGAAAGGCGTTGCAAATTCAATTGCAAAAAATTATGGCATTGATATTTCATCACTTGGCTTAGGTACGTCAACAAGTGGTTTCTTTATGACAACCACAACTACAAAAGAATTTGCTGGTAGTGGCATTAAGTTTGTAAAAGATACATTAGGCAACATTGTTGAAAGTGGAATTATTGCGGGGCGTAATTATTTACAAACACTTGTTACTAAAACATCAAGCGGTTTTTTAGGAATTGGCGCGTCAACAAAACAATACATATCAACAAAATGGTCGCCATTAAATGATGAAATAAGTGCGTCAATTGCTTACTCACTTGGAAAAATACAAGAAAATGTTGTTTCATTAGCGGGAGATTTTGGCGCAGTAGCATTAGAAAAATTAAAATCATTTGAAATTGATTTGGGTAAAATGCCGCTTGGAAAAGATGCAGCAGCTAATACTGAAATTATTAATGGCGCATTATCAAAACAAGCTGATTTAATGGCAATAATTGCTAATTATTCTTATGCAGATTTTCAACAAATTGGCGAAGGGTATTATCAAACATTAAACCGCGTATCAATTGCTATTTCTACAGCACAAACAAAATTAAAAGTATTAGGTATTAACGCCATTGAATATACTGATATTATTAATAAACAAGGCGATATTGAGCGTGAAATGGTTACGCAATCACTTCAACTAGCATCGGCATTTACAGACGTTAACGATATTATTGGAAAATTGCCCGGCACAGCGGACGATATTATTGAAGCGTTTAACGGATTAAACAGCATCAAAGCAGGATTGTCAGCCATTGGCGCGTCAGGTTTAACTTTATCGCAAGATTTAATTAACGTAGCTGGCGGCATATCTAAATTTGATAGTACGTTAACTGATTATATTGAGAATTATTTAACTAAAACAGAACAATCTGCATATAAAACAGGTTTGTTGACTGATAAGTTTACGCAACTTGGCTTAGTGCTGCCAGTCATGACTTCAAATGCTGAAGAATCAAAAACATCATATAGAAAATTACTAGATGTTTTAAAAAATGACACAAGCGATACAGGCAAAGCTATTTATGCCACAGCATTAGGCATGGCAAGCGAATTTGCAAGCGCAGCAGAAGATTATGCGGATATTGTAAAAGAACGCACAAAAGCCATAAAAGCAACCATTTCAACCTATGAAGATTATCGCATTGCCATTTATAAAAAGTTAGGCGAACAAAATCCAGTGGCAAAAGAAGAAGCGTTGCGTTTAGAGCGTGAAAAATCTATGCAAGGCATGGATGATTTAACGCGCAAATACACAACAGCATTAAATAAGTTATCTGACGCTGGCGCGGAATTAACAAGCACAACCACTGCGCTTGAAACAGCCTACAAAAACTTAACCGCAATGCGCGATAAATTTGTCACGTTAGGTCAAGGTTTAAGAACGTATTACGATCAACTAATGAGTGTTGGCAAGCCACAAGCAACACCACAAGAAATTTATAATGCAGCTAAGAAATCATTTGAAGAAACAGCAATAAAAGCCGCACAAGGAACAGAAAGCGCGTTAGCGTCATTGCCAGAAGTTTCAAAAGCGTTTTTAGAGGCATCTTTAAAATATAACGCTACTGGTGACGCTTATCAAGCCGATTATGTATCTGTGTTAAAAGCATTAGAAAAAGGCATGAGCGCGGCAGATAGACAAATTGAAATAATGAATAAGCAATTGGCTGAAGCTGAAAAAGCAAACGTGAATTTGCTTGGCGTAAAAGAAAAAACAACGGATGTTGATAGTAGCATTGCATTATTATCAACAGCGGTTAATAACTTTTCTAAAGCAATGGCTAATTACACGCTGCAAGTTGCAAAAGTAACCGCTGTAGATAATACAATTAAAACTGAAATTGAAAACAAGCAAACGGAATTGAACCAGATTGCTGCTGATAATACGGCAAATTTAATAAAAGCCGATGAAGAAAAAGCGGCACGCGATAAAGCAGCGGCAGAAGCCGTTTTAGCAGCAAGCGAAGTAGCAAGACGCGAAACCGCAGCAATGAACGATCCTAATTATCAAGGCAATTATGACGAGTATGTTATATCAGAGGCGGCACAAGCAGCAGCAAAAGCAGCCGCTGAAGCAGCAATATTAGTTGGAAAAAATAGCACTGATGCGCAGCTTGACGCAATAAAAGCGACAACAAGTATTGCAATAGAAAGTGTTGCAAAAATATCAAATGCTGTAATAGAAACCAACTCAGCAATTCAAGCTATGGCAGACGCGGCAAATAATAAAACATATAGTTTTAATAATGATGCTCAAAGTTTAGTTAATTTGGAAAATATAGCGGTGCAAGCTGGTTATAGTGGAGATTATACCGATACTTACGCTATGCAATATTACTTAAATTCTGTTGGATATAAGGCTTACGCCAATGGCAATATGGCAAGTGGCTTGTCGCTTGTAGGTGAACAAGGCGCGGAGCTTATTAACTTCACATCACCTGCAAACGTTACAAGCCACCAACAAACAACAGGCTTATTTGATTCAATTGGAAATGCCATTGACGATCAAAGCGTATTATTAAAAGAGCAAATTATTGAATTGAAAGCATTAGTTAATCTACAATCTAACGCTAACGTAACATTGATAAACGAAATGCAAGGCATGAAAGAAGAACTTAGCACTATATCACGCAAAGCAAAACTTGAGGCGGCAGCATGATTTATATTGTAGAAATTACAGCAGCCATTGACGCAGCAGGCACGACAACCGTGCTGCGTTATGCGTCAAAGCCTTACACAACAAAACCTACTGACACGCCTGCTAATACATTTTATGATGATAGAATAACCAATCCAGCATCAATTAGCAGATCACTTTACAGCAACGGAACAACAAGCGGAGCAAGCCGTGTAAATTATGGCGCGGTTGAATTATCAAACGTCGATGGTGGTTTGGATTCAATTTTAAAATATTCGTTTGATGGGCGTTCGCTTGTTATTAAAATCGGAAATGAAGGTGACGCTTATTCTGCATTTATAACTATTTTAAATGGCACAATGGAGCAGGTAGAGTTTACATTTTCAAAAGTAACGATATTAGCACGGGATAAACTCGCCATTGTTGATATGCCTTTGCAAACTACGCTTTATGCTGGCAACAATACTTTACCAAATGGTGTTGAAGGTGTTTCTGATATTGCAAAATCACCTAAGCCATTATTGTATGGGCAGGTGTTTAATATTGCGCCAATCATGGTAAACAGTTCAAAATTAACGTATCAAATTAATGATGGTGCAATAGCAGCAGTTAGCAATGTTTACGATAAAGGTATTGCGTTAACGTTTCACGCTGATGAGCCAAATGTTTCTGATCTTGAAGCACATAATCCACCGTCGGGAAAATATACTACTTGTTTAGCACTTGGTTATATTCGCGTTGGTTCTGTGCCAACGGGATTATTAACATGTGATGCAACACAAGGCGCGGCATCATCTAATCGCACAGTGGCGCAAGTTTTAAAAGCGATGGCGTTAAAGGCAGGCATTGCATCGGGTGATATTAGCGCAAGCGATGTCACCGCATTAGACACGGCAAATAATAGTGTTATTGGAATTTGGATTGATGGCGCAGATTCAGCGATGGTGGCAATGGATAAAGTGGCTCAATCGATTGGCGCTTACTTTGGATTTGATGCGCTTGGCGTATTGCGCATGGGTTTATTTACTGCGCCAACGGGTAGCGCAACACTTGAAATTGATATAAATAACATTTTAAACATCGAGCATGGTCGAACCAATGACACCGACAAAGGCATTCCAGCATGGCGTGTTAATTTAACGTATCAAAAAAATTACAGCGTGCAAGATTTTGACCTAGCTGGTGCAGTTACCGCAGCGCGTAGAAGTGTTTTGTCTTTGCCTGCATTAACAAAATCAGCAGAAGATACGGCCATAAAAACACAATATACACTTGCGCCTACAATTGAAAAAGAATCTTTACTGGTTGATGCTACAGCAGCTCAAACTGAAGCAACCAGATTGCTTAATTTGTACAAAACAAGCCGCGATTTGTACACAGTAACCATTGCGCTTGATTTAACAACCACGTTGCCTGATTTAAATAATATTGTAAACATAACAATGAATCGTTTTGGCTTAAATTCTGGTAAACTATTTAAAATTATTGGTATTGAATCAGATTATTCAAAAAACCGCGCAACGCTAACGCTCTGGGGATAGCATGGCAAATACAATTATTGGTTATCAAAACAGGATTGATGCAGTTACGTTTGCAGCGTATGGTTCGTGGTCAACTTCATTGCCATTAAATAATATTAAAACACGTCAATTATCAAAAAAAGCGCGTTCAACAGACGATGCAAACGCATCAACTAAATTGCGTTTTTCAACAGACATTGAGCGCATTGTTTCAACGCTTGGAATTATTGCACATAATTTATCAGTTAGTGCGACATGGCGTTATCGCGTTTATTCAGACAGCGGTTATGCTACATTAGTTTATGATTCTGGCACACTTGACGTATGGCCTAGCTCGCCTTATGGCAGTTATGAATGGGAAGATGTGCATTTTTGGGATTTAACGCCAACGGATGAAGAAATTGCGTATTACACAAAAAATTTAATTTACGTTATTCCATCAATTGTATCAGCGCAATATTATCAAATTGAATTTTTTGACAGCAGTAATTCTGATGGCTATGTTGAATTAGGTCGTATTTTTATGGGGTCAACTTATCAACCCGTTTTAAATATGAATTTAGGCGCGTCAATTGGTTATGAATCGGCAACCGTTGTCGATACAGCCATGAGTGGTGCAGAATTTTTTGATAGGCGTGATAGTTTTAGAATTGCACAATTTACGCTTGACCATTTAACTTATGCTGAATCAATTTTAAATAATGATATTATGAAAATATCAGGCACAGATTTAGAAGTGCTTTATATCTGGGATAGTGCAGACGCGCTTAATCTGCAAAGGCGTTCGTTTTTAGGCAGGTTGAGATCATTATCGCCTATTTCACAGCCATACAACACACGATACCAAACAACATACGAAATTAAGGAATTATTATGACGGGCAGTGTAACATTTAGCACAGAAATCGGTGGTGACGGTTCAACTGTTACTGATGATGATAATGCAACAACAGGCTTAAGGGATGGCGGGTGGCGCACAAGGTTTGTGCCATGTTTTACTAATCAAGTTTCAATTGCAAATTATGTTGTAACAAAAGCAGGTGAAGCAGCGGCAAGTCAAACAGCCGCAGGTTCAAGTGCAACAGCGGCAGCGGCTGCTTATGATTCATTTGATGATCGGTATCTCGGTGCAAAATCAAGTAATCCAACGGTAGATAACGACGGAAATGCTTTGCTTACTGGTGCGCTATATTGGAACACGGTTAGTAATGAAATGCGCGTTTATAGTGGCAGTGCATGGGTAGCGACTTATATTCCATCAAGTGGATATTTAGCATTGTCCGGTGGCACGATGACGGGTGCAATTACGTTTGCGGCTGGGCAAACTGTTGATGGTACGAACAAAATAGGTTATATCAATATCCCTCAAAATAGCCAGTCTGCCGCCTATACACTCGTTGCTGCGGATGCTGGAAAACATATTTTCCACCCTTCAACTGACGCTAATGCACGGACATTTACTATTCCCGCTAATAGCTCAGTAGCGTATCCAATTGGCACAGCTATTTCTTTTGTTAATATGACTTCTCAAGTCGTCAGTATCGCAATCACAACAGACACAATGTATTTAGCTGGCACAGGTACAACGGGGACACGTTCACTTGCGCAGTATGGCACGGCAACGGCGTTAAAAATTGAATCTAATAAATGGATTATTTCTGGTGCGGGGTTGACCTAATGAGTGGGATTCTTCAAATGTTAACGGGCGGGACTTATGCACCTGCCGCTCCAACTGTAATTGGTCAAGCATTTGGCGGGGGATTTTACGCTGGTAAGATTAACGTTTCTGGTACGCAATATTATCTAATTGTTGCCCCTAAAGCATACGGTGAAGCAACAGGTAAATTATGGGGTACTTACAACGTAAATGCGGGAACAACTTCTACTATTGATGGTGCATCTAGTACAGCGACTCTGGTTTCATTGGGTTCAGATTATCAAGCCGCTAATTTCTGTAACAGTTTGAATGCAGGTGGAGGACTTAACGGATATACTGATTGGTATATGCCTGCTAAAAATGAACTTGAAGTGTTGTATTACTTCTTAAAACCTACAACAACTGCAAATGATACTACTTCGGGTGCAAATATAAATGCAGTATCTCCAGAACCTTATAATACAAATTACACAACTAGTAACCCATCGCAAACAAGTGCAGTAGCCTTTAGATCAGGTGGTAGTGAAGTGTTTCAGACAGTTTATCCAACCGACATCTATATGTCTACAACACAGTACGATATTGGTGGGTATTGGATGCAATATTTTGAAACATACGCTGGTTTCCAAGATACTGCACCTAAAAATGCGTATAGAACTGTCAGAGCTATTCGCAAAGTTTTAGTATCTTAAATTTAAAACAAGGAAACATTATGTACATACAAATCACAAACATTGACGCAGACACAGGTATTCTTTGCACAGAAGCACCAATGCGCACAGGGCCAGCACTTCCAAATGTAAAAGGCTTTCAATTTATTTTTGCAAAAGAATCAGCTTATCCAATTGCGTGTAATGCTGACGGCTCATCTTCTGAAGCTCCTCTTTATTATGGAATGTGTGATGATGATGCAGATATAAGCCTTGTTGGTGTTTTAAAAGTGCTTTCAGAAGTTGAATTTAATGCAGATAAACAGGCAGAGCATCAAGCTAGAAAGCCATACCCTTCATGGATAGGCAACATTGACACAATGTCATGGCAATCACCTGTACCTTATCCACAAGACGGTAAATATTATCATTGGGACGAGCTAACAATTAACTGGGTTGAGGTAAATAATGCCTGACGAAGCCTGCCGCCTTGCTAAAGTAGAGCAACGAATTGAAAACCTTGAAGAAATATTTGAAGATCGGGGTAAAAAACTTGACGCCATAATTGCAACTCTTGAAGAAATGAAGAACGAGCAAACACGCTATAAAGGGTTTATTGGCGGCATTGTCTTCACCATTGGTGCATTGTTTTCGTTTATTGCTTGGTGGACGAGTAAGTAATGGAATTTCTACAGTTTATAACTGATGTAGGTTTCCCCATTGCATCGGCCTGCATTGGTTTGTATTTTGTCTTTCTCACTGTAAAGTTTTTGCTTGATAGTGTTCAAGAGCGCATAAACGGTTTAATTAGCATCATTAAACAGCTCGACACGCGAGTTACAGCAATGAGTAATGATATTATCAAGATTGATGCTTTAATGGCTGACGCGCTCGAAATACCGCAAGAAAAAGACAAGCCAAAACTTCAACCCGTTGAGCGCAAAGACTAATGGACACAGTCAGCATTGCAAAATATATCAATGATTATGGATTCCCCATTGTTGCTGCTGGTGGCATGGGTTACATTGTTTATTATGTGTGGGTTTGGGCAACGACTATTGTTAAGCCAATACTTGAAGAAACCTATATTGTACTCGTTGAATTGATAGATCAGATTCGTGTGCTGGATAATGACATGATTCGTCTTACACAAAAATTGATAACTATTTTATTATTACGGGAAAAGAAATGAGCGATTTTGATAAAGCATTTGATATTATTTTAGGAAGTGAAGGCGGTTATGTTAATGATCCCCGCGACAGTGGAGGAGAAACTAAATACGGCATTGCTAAAAAGTTTTATCCCAACGTGGATATTAAAAATCTTACTGTTACTCAAGCTAAAGAAATTTACTTAAAAGACTATTGGACTAAATCAGGTTGCGATGCGTTACCTTACCCATTTGCACTTTGCTTATTTGATAGTGCAGTAAATCAAGGTGTCGGAACGGCTATTAAATTAGCGCAAAAAGCCTGTAACTTAGAAGCCGATGGAATTATTGGCAAAGGAAGTCGCGCTGCATTTACTAAATCCGGCAGTGAAGAATTATCTTTATTTTTGACTTATCGAGCATTGCGTTACACTGAAACAAAAGGTTTTGATGTTTATGGCAAAGGGTGGATTAAACGCCTATTTCATGTAGCGTTAGAAGTCTAATAAAAAAGCCGCTTATTCAGCGGCTTTATTTTTACTTATCCATTTTTGATAGGCTTGCTCAGGTGTTGAACCAGTGCAAACTATGGTTGTTTGTGTGTAACATAACCAAATTCTACCTATCTTTTTAAGTCGTGGTTTCATGCACTGCGTTCACTTATAAACACGGGTTGCATGGGATTATCTGCAAACCATTTTAATTTTATTAAATAATCGCGCATGGCTTGATAACGCAAGCCGCCTGATGGTTTACCACTTTTAAATTCATACATTACACGCCCTCTTTTTCTTTTAACTTATCAAAATACCACTGCGCTTTTTTTAAATCCTCAGCACCGTTTTTTTGCTTATAACGCCATTGATATTTTAATATGTTCCCGCGTAAAAATCCGATAAATTCTTCTTTGGTTAGCATAGATTCAATTGCGTCAATACATTCAACATAGCCGCTATTATAATGCGCTGGTGAGTTTACGGTTTCTTTTTGCTTGTTTAGGTGTTTGATGACATTATCCAATCGCACTGGTGAGCATTCAACAGGTGGCTCAACTACAGGCAATGGCTCATAATTTACTAACGTGTACAAATACGCATTGTCTATTCTATCAACAGATTTATGCACAATGCCTTCTTTGATTAACTTTTGAATCTTAAATTCCACTTGGTGTTGCTTTAAATCTGTTAGCTCGGTTATTTCGCGCATTGTCATGCCTTGACGGTTTCCGCGCTGAAGAATTTGCTGGATCATTTTTTAATCTCATTAAGTTGATAAGGATGGCAAGTTAAATTCCAGCGCGTTAAATGCGTGTCCATAGATTTTAAAACAAAGTCTTGTCTAACTGCCGCGCTTTCGCATGATGCCTTGTCTGCAAATTCAATTGTTGATTGTGTAAGCTCACCGTGAGTTGTTACAGCGATAATTAAAATATAAGCTGTTGTTGCAATCATTTTATTTCTCCAATATTGCAATACATCTATCTATGACAGGCTTAGTTATTATTGGCATATCCCACTCGCTAATATAATCCAAATGTTCTCTAGTTTCTTTTAAAGCGTCTAGCAATTCACTAGTTTTCTTTTCGTTCCATTCATGAAACTCCTCATATAAATCTTTACTTGTTGATTGGTTACTAGCAATGCCAACCAATTCCGCAATTTGTTCGTTTGTTAATAAGCTCATTTTTTACCTTCTTTTATTTTTAAAGTATGCAATTCACCAATTCTAGCGGCATTGATTAACCATGCTAATTGGCGCAATATTCCTTGCTGTTCTTTTACATATTGCTTAGGTGTTAACATAAAGTCATCTCCCAACGTTTTGGCATTTCATTGCACCAAGTAGAAAGAAAAGCACGAATCATATCATTGCCACGCTCTTTTCCATCATAAATTGATTTTTGAATTTTTATTAAATCATCAATATGTTCAACGTCATCTTTCAACATTTTTTTATGTATCAGATCAGCACAAACAGAAAGTGCTGTTTCAAGATTGTAAAAATGTGTTACACGTCGATTTATAACTCGATAAACAAATGGCAGTTTATTAAATTTTTTCTTCACAGTGTTAATAGACAATCCATAAAGTTTAGCAAAATCTTTTGATGTTATCTCGTTTTCGCTTTTCTTGATTATTTCCAAATTAGTTATTGTAAAATTTGCGTTATTGTTGTCTTTATAGCAAATTGAATCCTCGTAAACAGGGTAATAACCTTGAGCAAGAAAGAAAGCTACACGCCACGCTTGATGCCATTTTGTGCGTCCACTTACGGTAACTTTAAGCAAAAAACTTGCACGGTCACGATTGTACAAAACCATTGGAATGGTTGGACTGGTTTTTCTAAAAAATTGACCAGTCATTGGATTATATGAAATTCTATCTTTCAATGACTGTAAATCTTTTTTTGTAATATCACTCATTTTTTCACCTTATCGTTGATGCTGTATATCTAAATCAAAAAGTTTTCTTTCTTCGCCACATTCGCCACAAATCCTAATATGCCTGCTTGGATAACTTTGCCACCAAGGATGCAGGCAATCTTTTTTGTTTGGTTTTACATAGGGCGTTTGTGATACTGGCTTAACTAATAATGCCATAGCCATATCCCCGCTAATATGAGTGCTAACACATAGAATATTAATGCTGCAATATCGTCAATCTCCACGCGCGTACTCCACCATAAAACAAACTATTAAAACAAAAATGCCAGTCCAAAAAATTAACTCAGCCATGCTTACGCTCCTCTCTAAATTTTGCTAAAATAAATTGAATATCAATGGTTTCTTTAATGCTGCGCAGTTTTTGACGCTTCAGGCTTTTACGCTCTTCTTTTAATTCATTAAGCCGGTTAAGCAAATGCTCTTCAAGTGCTATTTGTTTCATTTTAAAACTCCAATTCAAATTGATTGTTATCACGATTCCAAAATTGCGCAGAATTATGTTGCTCAATTCTATCTGCAATTACCGCTGCTCTCTGAGCTGCTGTAGCAGGTTT